CGTCATATATTAGATGGAAGTTTATATTTAACATTAAGAATATGTGAAAATATATCTAAAAGAGTGGCCGATGCATTAAATTATCCTATGACAAACAATGCTTTAACGCAAAGCATATCTATATTTAATACAGAAACATTAAGAGAGCTCCAATCATTAGATATACATGATTTTGGTATATTCTTAGAGTTAGAACCAGACGATGAAGAAAAAGCCCAATTAGAGCAAAATATACAAGTTGCTTTGCAATCTGGAGGTATTGATCTTGAAGACGCAATTGATTTAAGAGAAATTAAAAATCTTAAATTAGCTAATCAGTCTTTAAAGTATAAAAGAAGAAAAAAAATGGAGCGGGATCAAGCTATTCAACAAGCAAATATTCAAGCTCAAGCACAAGCAAATGCTCAGGTAGCTGAATCAGCGGCGTTGTCGGAAGTGCAAAAACAACAAGCATTAGCAGAAACCGAAATACAAATTGCAAAAGCAAAAAATCAATTTGAGATACAAAAAATGGAATATGAAGCTCAATTGAAAAAGCAATTAATGATGGAAGAGTTTCAGTACCAAATGCAATTAGCACAAGTGGAAGCACAGGCAAGCGCTGATAAGCTAAATAAATTAGAAGATAGAAAAGATGCTAGAGAAAAGCTAAGAGGTACTCAGCAATCAGAATTAATTGATCAAAGAAAAAATAATACTATGCCAAAGGATTTCGAGTCCGCCGGCTTTGATAATATGGGAGGGTTTGATTTAGCCCAGTTTGAACCAAAATAAATTTTATTAACAATTATATAATATTTTATCATGTCAGAACAAGTAAAACAAGAAGGCGAATTTAAGCTTAAAGCTAAAAAAGCAGCGCCTAAGAAGTTAGTTAAAAATGATCAACCAGTAAAAGTCGATTTAACTGCTCCTAAACAAGTAGAAGAACCAATTAAAGTAGTAATTCCTAAAGAAGAAACTAATGCCGTTCAAGAACAAAGCACAAATGAAAGCGTGTTACGCCCAGAACAGTCCGAATTGGGATTGCAAGAAGTGGAGCAAGGAAACGAAGGGACCGTTGAAAATGTTATTGAAGAAATCAACCAACAAGAAATAGTTGAACAAACAGCTAGTTTGCAACAAGAATTGGATGAGCAAATTCAAGAACAAATAAATACGGGCAAGAAATTACCAGAAAACATTGAAAAGTTAATATCTTTTATGGAAGATACTGGCGGAACAGTTGAAGATTATGTTAGATTAAATACTGACTATTCAAATGTTGACAGTAATGTTTTATTGAAAGAATACTATAGAAGAACAAGACCTCATTTAAATGACGAAGAAATTGAATTCTTAATAGAAGACAGTTTTGATTATGATGAGGATCTAGACGATGAACGCGATGTCCGTAAAAAAAGACTCGCTTTTAAAGAAGAGGTTGCAAAAGCTCAAAGCCATTTGGAAGAAATTAAGAGTAAATATTATGACGAGATCAAGTTGAAATCGGGCATTACTCAAGAACAACAAAAGGCAATTGACTTTTTTAATCGATATAATAAACAGCAAGAATCAGCCCAAGAGCAACACTCTAGATTCAAAGAACAAACTAAAAAATTATTTACACAAGAATTCAAAGGTTTTGAATTTAATCTTGGTGAAAAAAGTTTTAGGTATGGAGTTGCAAATCAAGAAGCGGTAGCTGAAAAACAATCTGATATTTCAAATCTTATTAAGAAGTTCTTAAATAAAGACGGAGAAGTTGTGGATGTTAAAGGTTATCACAAAGCGATTTATGCAGCAGAAAATGCGGATACTATTGCAAGACATTTTTATGAGCAAGGCAAAGCTGATGCGATTAAGGAGGTAGTTGCAAAATCCAATAATATAGTTACCGAACCAAGGACAGTTCCTAATGGCGATGGTTTTATAAATGGATTTAAAGTTAAAGCTATAAATGGTGTTGATTCTTCTAAACTAAGAATACAAAAAAAATTTTAACACTAAAAACAAAAAATTATGTCAAACATGGTTAACACCTTGACGGGGACTAATTATGGTCCTATTAAACCGTCTCAAAAGCAACAATTGCTAGATACAAATTATTTAAATTTTACGGATCCATCAAATCCTAATTTCCAATCTTTTGCACAACAATACTTACCAGAAATCTATGAAGCAGAAGTAGAGCGTTATGGAAACAGAACTTTATCTGGATTTTTACGTATGGTAGGGGCTGAAATGCCAATGTCTTCTGATCAAGTAATTTGGTCTGAACAAAATAGATTACATATTGCTTACAATAACGTATCTGTTACAGGAGCAAACACATTATCATTTGCTGTTGACAGTACTTCTGGAAACAATTTTGTTAATAATGTTATTTCTCAAGGCCAAACTTTAGTAATTATGAGCCCTTCTACAGGAAAAGAACTTAAAGTATATGTTACTGCTTCTACTGCAGGTTCTACAAACCCTGCTGTTCTTACGGTTCAACCATATACACAAACAGCATTAAATGCTGGTACTGTTGCTTTCCCTGTAACAGCGGTTCCAAACGGAGATCTTAAGATTTTTGTTTATGGATCTGAATTCAAAAAAGGAGATACTGATTCTATGTTAAAATCAGTTAATCCATCATTTACACAATTTAGCAATTCACCAGTTATTATTAAAGAAAAATATGCTATTTCTGGATCTGATACAGCTCAAATTGGATGGGTTGAGGTTGCTACTGAAGATGGAACTTCTGGATACTTATGGTATTTAAAAGCTGAATCTGAAACAAGATTACGTTTTGAAGATTATTTAGAGATGGTTGTAATTGAAGGTGAAGTTGCTACTAATGCTAACTTAACTAACTTGAAAATCAAAGGTACTCAAGGTCTTTTTTCTGCAGTTAAAGAAAGAGGTAATATTGTAAACAACTTTACTGCAGCTGCTGGATTAAGTGATTTTGATTCTATCTTGAAAGGATTAGATACGCAAGGAGCAATTGAGGAGAATATGTTATTCTTAAACAGAGCTACTGCTCTTGATTTTGATGATATGTTAGCTTCTTTATCTTCTGGAGCTGCAGGCGGTGTTGCTTACGGATTATTTGAAAATTCTGAGCAAATGGCATTAAACTTAGGTTTTTCTGGATTCAGAAGAGGTTCTTATGACTTCTATAAAACTGATTGGAAATACTTAAATGATGCTTCTACTCGTGGAGGTATGGCTAATACATCTATCGATGGTATTCTTATCCCTGCTGGAACATCTACCGTTTATGATCAAATGTTAGGAACTAATATCCGTCGTCCATTCTTACACGTTCGTTATAGAGCTAATCAAGCAGACGATAGAAGAATGAAGAGCTGGTTAACAGGATCTGTTGGAGGAGCTTTTACTTCTGATCTTGATGCAATGGAAGTACACTTCTTGTCAGAAAGATGCTTAATTACACAAGGAGCAAACAACTTCGTATTGTTTACTTCTTCAATCTAAAAACCTGGTAATATTACCCTCGTTGAATTGGCGAGGGTAGTTATTACCTTTAAAATAAATTATTAAATTATATTATATTATGGCAACAAAATCAAAAGAAAATTTAGTTGACGAAAAAATCGCAACGCAAGAATATACCGAAGTGGTTGAAAAAGTAGCATCGGTAAAAAAAGAACCACAAAAACCAAAATGGGAAATAAAAGATCGCATATATATGCTTTCAGATGGATACTCTCCTCTAACATTTACTTTACCATGCAGACACACTGTACGGTATCCGTTAATTTGGTTTGATAAAACAACCGGACAACAAGAGGAAATAAGATATGCAACAAACCAAAACTCGCCATTAGTTAGTGAACAAAAAGGTCAAGTTACTTTAGGGCATATTATATTTGAAAATGGTATTTTAAATGTACCAAAAGAAAAACAAAATTTACAAAAATTATTATCTATATATCATCCAGGATTAAACGTTAAGTATGTTGAATTTGATGCTACAATTGAAGCTGAAGATGATTTAGATGATTTAGAATTAGAAGTACAAGCAATGAACATGGCTTTTGAAATGGATATTGATGCAGCAGAAGCAATAGTAAGAGTTGAAGTTGGCTCTAGAGTTAACAATATGAGCTCTAAGGAAATTAGGAGAGACTTATTACTATTTGCTAAGAAAAATCCATCATTATTTATTGAATTAGCAAATGATGAAAATGTACATCTTAGAAATGTAGCAATTAGAGCAACAGAAACTGGCATTATAAGGTTGTCGCAAGATCAAAGAACATTCCATTGGGGTGAAAATGATAGAAAGCTAATGACAGTGCCTTTTGATGAAAATCCATACTCAGCAATGGCTGCATTCTTTAAAACTGATGAAGGTATACAAATCTTCCAGTCAATAGAGAAAAAATTAAAATAATACGTAATACTAATATTAGGCGGTACCGAAAGCTACCGCCTTAATATTATAATAAAATAAGCAAATGGCAGTAAGTGTAGATACAGTTTATAGAACTGTTTTATTAATTCTTAATAAAGAGTCAAGAGGTTATTTAACCCCAGATGAGTTTAATAAAACGGCAGCTCAAGTACAACTGGAAATATTTAATGAATATTTTGAGGACTTGAATCAACAGTATAGAGTTAATAGCAATGATAGCGAATATAGTGATCGTGTAAAAAACTTAGAAGAAAAGATAGCTATATTCCAGGAATCTGCTCCATGTACTTATGCGGGCGGTGTATTTACATTAAGTATACCTGTATCAAGCCCACAGCCGGAACTTTATAAATTAGGCACTGTTATATATAAAGATGAAAAAGAAGTGCAATACGTTCAACCAAATGAACTATTAGAACTTAATTTATCGCCAATTACTAAGCCTACAACATATTGGCCAGTATATACATACAAAAATTTTAAAATTAAAGTATATCCAACAACCATTACTGGTAATAATACAATATCATGTACTTATATAAGAAAGCCATACAATCCTGTATGGAACTTTACAGCTACTCCACCGACATATACATATGTATACAATCCTACAACAAGCATTACTAATCCTAGTATTGATTTTGATTTGCATCCTACGGAACAAACAAATTTAATAACAAGAATATTACTTTATTCAGGGGTTGTTATTAAAGATCCGCAAATTATACAAGTGGCTGCACAACAGGTACAAGCAGAAAATATTAATTCTAAAAGCTAATAGAAAATGGCTACACCAAACGATGGTTTAATAACCGAAACAAATAGACAATATTACGAAGGTGCCCAAGGATTTATAGGGGATGGTATTTTAGATACATTTTTAGCAACATTTAATACAGATTTAGTATTCCTTGATCCAAACGCTTGGAGCCCTACAAACACAAAATATGCATTAAATAATTTTAAGTTATATAGTAGTCCTAATGGATTGCCGGGAACGTTTACGGAATATATACAACCATATAATGTTGTTAATAATGAAATAATTTTTCCAGTAGCGCCATCGGCAGGTACATATTTAGTTGTACAATTAAAAACATTAGATGGCGGGAAATATGGTAATACACAAGCTCAAAAAGCTTATGGTAACACCGTTGAAACTAATTATGGAAGTTATTCTTATATTTCCTTAAATGATATTATAAATAATTTTATGGTTGCTTATGTTGGTAAAGATAAATTAATACCAGCTGTAAAAAGAACAGATGTAATATTTCATGCAAAAAGAAGTCTGCAAGAATTTAGTTATGACACATTAAGAAGTATACATTCTGTTGAATTAAATATACCACCAAGTTTAAGTGTAGTATTACCACAAGATTATGTTAATTATGTTAAAGTATCTTGGATAGATCATCAAGGTGTTAAACATCCAATTTACCCAACAAATAATTTAACTACTGATCCGTATACAAATCCTATTCAAGATAATAAAGGAGTTCCAATACAAGATAATTTTGGAGAAAATATTGAAGGAGATTCTTTAACTGAAAAAAGATGGAAAGATAACGATATTTATGCTCTAACTAATAATATTAATAATGGTGGTAATTGGGCAGATAATGGATATGGTTATGATAATTGGCTATGGTACGGTTATTTCGGTCAAAGATATGGACTTGATCCACAATACTCAAATGGAAA